CAAAGGTAAACAACCAGGCATAGGATTTCGTTGGGACGCCATTAGATTTAGTCACAAAGTTTATTCAGTTTGTTACACAGGTCTAAACTGTGATGCTGATATATTGTTTTGGATGGATGCTGACACTGTATGCCATTCGCCAATCACTCATGAGTTTATTGATAAAATGTTTCCCACAAATATGGGATTAGGATTTCTTGGCAGACCAAACAAATTTACAGAATGTGGATTATATGCTATGAATTTAAAAAACAATATCACAAGAAATTTTTTAATAGAGTTTCAAAAAGCATATGATTCAGGAAGATTGTTTACTATGCAAGAGTGGAATGATTGTTGGGTGTTTGATATAGTACGTAAAGAGATCAAACAGAGCAATCCCAATTGGCAGTGGTATGATTGGAGCAACGGATTAATAAGTGGTGAAGGTCATCCTTTAATTAACTCAGCTTGGGGTGCATATCTAGATCATCTCAAAGGTGAAAGAAAAACTTTAGGCAGAAGCAAGCCCAAAGATTTAAAAGTGCAAAGAACAGAGAAATATTGGCGATGAATAAGTGTTATTCACATGCCCAAATTATGTCGTGTTTGTTTGATTTAACAAGGATATAACCCAAAGGGTTCAATAATAATTCTACTTCTTTTAAATCTTTTTTGTTTTCTAATTCTAAAATTAATACAGGAAAGTTTTTTTTTAAAGTTTCTATGCTTCCTCGTAGTATAGGTAGCTCATATCCTTGTGTATCAATTTTTATTAAATCTGCAGTCAAATTAAAATCATCTAAACATTTAATTTCAATTTTTTCATCTATGAGTTCATTTTGAAAATTTGTAAAATCAACAATAGAATATTGACCACAATTCGTATTATTTTTTGGAATTGAAATAATTTTATGAGTATTATTTTCTCCTAATCCTACTTTATAATTTTTAACATTATTAAATTTTGAAATATTTTTTTTAAACATTCATGAACAGAAGTTACGGGTTCGAAAGAAAATACACTTTTAAATTTTTGGGCAAAACGCACAGTGTGTAAACCAATATTAGCTCCAATATCTATTGCATTATTAAAATTTTTAACATAATCATATGCTAGATCTATAGATTTTTGTTGATACTGTGTATTAGGAAATTCTAAAACATATTTTTCAAAATGAATATCATTATCTGGAAAAAACCATCCTAATCTTTCTATCATATTATTTTTCCAATATCATAAAACCGCAATCATCAAAATCTTGATACTTTAATTTCCATTCAGGATGATCTTTCCACCAAAGATTGATACCAGCCAAAGTGCCAAATCTTGGTTGAGTAACATCATGGAATACTAGATATTTAGAAACTTTATCAGCATGAAGTTTTAATTCTTGATAGGTATGTTCTTCTGTATGCATAGTATCAATAAACAATAATTCACAAGGGGATATTTCAATCTCTAAATCGTTGCTTATAATAAACTTAAAATCTACTTTTATTTCTGCTGCTGCCTTTTTGTATAATTCAACATCTAATGCTACTCCAGCATCTATTGTAACAAAAGTTTTAGGTTTTAACATCAACCACGCTGCAGTAGAACAACCTTGATAAGGACCAAATTCAGTTATGCTGTTCACACCCTTAAAAGTTTCTTGAATAAAATCCATTCTAGTATACATATCTCCTACCATTTTCCATTTAATGTTAGGTCGTGTTTTGTTTTTAAATTCCTGATATATTTTTTCAATTATTAACATTTTCAATTTCTTTCTTTGCTTTTTCTATACAAGGCATGTTTGGTTGTCTTCTTTTAGCTCCTCCCCAAACATGACAGAAATAACCATCTTCATAATTTTTTGCATTAAACAAAGCAGACATTTCAGTCACTTTTACTTTTGATTGTTCAACACATTTTGCTAAAGCTTCATTGTCATGATATTTGTAAGGCGGATTAATTCTATAATTTAGATAAGGCAACATTAATTTTTTAGCATTTTCTGTCAGTATAAACACACCTGCATTAAATCCGTGTTTGACTCCTTTATGAGCAAACTTGTATTCACTCCAGTGTTGACAAACTTTAAAACTATCTGTATCATTATACATTTCAAAAATATTAGGTGCTTGTTGATAACAGAATACATCTGAATCTAAATACATCACTTGCGAATAATTTTGAGTCCATTTAACTTCTTCAAAAAGTCTAAATCTTTCATAGGTAGGATGTAAAAAGTTTATGTAAGGATCTGTTAGCAAAAAATGATCAGCACCAATTCTTTCAGCATACTTTTTTGCAGATAGTATAGATATTTTGCTAATTTCATCCGACTTGGGTATCCAATCAGGGAAAGTATATCCATCTAGTGACACATAAATTTGTACAATCGCATTTTTCATATTAATTACAAACTGCTGCTATGGAATGATTTTGTAACCAAAACAATTTACAGTTTTTTTTCCTAGAATATTTTTGAATAGTATTATACAAAGTCCACGGACTATACCAACAGTTATGATCAGGATGATTATGTTCTACCCAATTCCAATCAATTCCTTTTTTTGATCCTTCTGTTTCTTCCATTGTATTATGCATTAGATATGCGTCGGGAGCAGTGATGATAGTTGTACCATTAAATTTGTCCAGAGTTTCTAAAAAATTTTGTACATTACCTACATGTTCTATAACTTCAGGAACTAATATTATGTCATAATTGTTTGGCACCAATGACCAATCATGATATATCACACCGTTAGGTACTTTTAATAAATCTGCTCCTTGCGTATTTGTATCAATTCCATCTAATATTTTGCAATATGGAGAAAGTATTAAATGTAAATTTTTTTCTGGTCTTGTTTTTGGCCAATCAACAAACCCTACATGTAATACTTTTTTATTTTCAGTAAAGGATCTAAAAAAATCTAAACGTTGACCATCTTTATAAGTTTTGTCAACCCACAATCTAAAATTAGCCATACAATAATATTTTATTTAATTTTTTTAGATTGTACGTATTCATTTTTAGCTGTTTTAGATTTATAATGTTTTATATATTTGCCAATAGGTAAAAGTGGCATAGGACTTTTAGGTCTTTTTCCAAGTGTATTACACCAATCATTCACTTTGAATCTATCTCTAACATCCACTATGGCTGCTCCTAAGACATCTCCATCATAAAATCTTCTTAAATTGTGTGTAATTCTTTTGTCATAATATTCTCTAAATCTTTTTGATAGAGCATCAAATCCTAAATGATTTTTATTTGTAACAAAAAAACTTGATTCAACATCATACATTAATTCACTATTAGGATCGTCTTTTATTCGATGATGAAACACTCCCATAAATGAAATTAAAGTATCATTATCACATAAAGTTTCTAAAAAAAATTTATCTACATTTCGATATGTTATAGCATCTGCATCTATCCATATAATTCTATCTGCATCTAAATTTTCATAAGCATGTATAATAGAATATGCTTTTTTAGAAAATGTTTTTACTCTATCATTGTATTCAGAATTTTGAAAATCAAAATATTCTTTGGACATTTTATCAAAAGTAATTTGTTCCAATCTTTCATTAGGAGAGATAGTGAAATCTTCTACGTAAACTGTGAGAATCATATCTTTAGGCCAATACTTTAACCAAGATTCTATGCAGGCTTTACCAATTTTATCATAGTATGCTTTATCTACTTTGGTAATAACTTTGATCTTCATACATTAATTTATCTTAAAAAATTTATCGATTGACCAGATTTGAATATTAAAAATTACAAAAAATTTTTAAAAAATTTCCAAGCTTCACCAGATTGTAGTTCATCAAAATTCCAATGACACATAGCCAATCGTTCAATCCAAGATTGTCTTTCGTGTAGTATAGGATTTTCTATTTGATTTAAATCGGTATTGGCTACTGAATAACTTTGACTGTGTTTGGGTTCAGGATCCGTAATGAATGCTGGCACTCCTTCTATGATACTAGCCACGCTGGGAGAACTGTTATAAACCACAGTGGCCCAAGCATTTTTAAGATCATCCAATAAACTAGATTTAGTGCTTAAAGAAACATTTTTATATTTTAATTTTAAAATACGCATAATTTTTTTATCACCAGGATGCGGTCTTACAATTATAGGTCTATTGGAAATTAATTGAATTTTTTTTACCGTAACATCTAACCAATCTATAACATTCAATCCAGCCATACTCCATCCACCATTGCGTTGAAGACAGATAAGAATGTGTTCGCCTTGTGTTCTGTATGGTTTGAGATTAATATTTAAATTTTGACTGATTTTACGCCATCTGTTAGGATCAACATTGGTATCAAAATAAAATCCAGTGGTGGGAAATACTCCGTCAAAGCTATATCTTAAATAGTGTCGAGGATTAGTTTTGTCTACATATAAAAATAAATTACTATCAACAATCAATGTTTTTTTACCATTTTGTTTTTGATAATCCAATATCTTTTGTCTAAAATCTAAATGAGGTAAATGTTTGCCATCTTTGTGTACATATCCCATAATACAAGCCACATCACAAGGCAGTAAATTAAATCCTTTTTGCAATATGCCTGTGTCGCCCACAGCATTAACTCCTTGATAGAAAAAATTTAATATGTTCGATTTTTCAACATTATTATTGTGAGGAGGTAAAATATTTAAATATGAAACAGCGGTTAATTTAGACATGATATTTTCTCACAATGTTAATAGCTGTACCATCAAATAATTCCTCTTTGGTAAATTGACTGTAACTTAATGCACATAACCAATTGGCTAAATTTGGTCTAGCAAGATTATTGATATCTGACAATTTGTTTCGAGAAACAGAATTAGTGACGTGTTGATTCAAAGTAATAACTGGCACGCCAGACCAAATAGCTTCTGTGGCAGCATTAGAATTAATATTCACAAGACAATAGTAATCTTCATTGTTAAGATCTTCATACAAACTGGTCCTAATTTTTTTTTCTGCTTTTTCTCTAAACACAATTTTTTTATCTGTATGTTTTTTTAGTTCGCGTTCCACATCATATTTCCAAGTTTTTAGATCCACATGAAATATACTAGCTGCAAATGGTCCTGGTTCTATAATTAATATTTTTTCTCCTGACTGTCTCCATAGTTTAGGAAAACTTTTAAAATTAGATAATCTGTCCACAGGTGCTTCAAAAGTTTTATTGTGATGTATGTGATTACGCACCAATCTGTGCCATTTTTTATTGGTTTCTAAAAAATTTGTGTATCCACTGTCTATGAACCAAAAAGGATATCGATTATCAATCTTTTGCACCAGTAATTGTTCGTTGCCTGTGGTATTTCTAATTAAACAATCCTGAGAATAATTAATAAAATCTTGTCTTCGCATCAGTGTTGCATTGGAATTTATTGTTGCACCTGTGCTTTTGACAAAATTTTTAAGTTTACTTTTTTTATAAAGTTCAAGTATATTTTCTTTTCCAAATGCATTAATAAAATAATCTATGTTTTTATGAATGCATTTGAAATACGATTCATTTCGTTCATTGTGAGAGTGTATGATTTTGTCTATGTATTCTTGAAGGTCTTGAGCAACACTTTTTTGTAAATGATGTAATCTTTTGCCCATTTTGTAAGGTTTTCTTTTTCTTGATTTTTTGTATGCATTTATATCTAATTTCCATTTTTTCAAATATTCAAAAGTGTTTGATTCAGTGTAAACATTTTCTTTTATGGCTTTGTACCAATGATTGTAAAGACTGTTGATAAAGTGTGCCAGTTCCTTATTGTTAATTAGAAGTTTCATGATTCAATTTCAGTATGGTATTTAAATAAAAATTAATTGATTAAAAGTAGATTTGGTAATCTATATGCTGGCGTCTTCCATACCAGCCACACGCAATTTGACTATGTTGGTCATCTGCCATTGTTTTTGGTCTAATCCTTTACAAATACCCAACCATTTGTTACGCATTAGAGCAAAATCATTGATGATCTTTTCATAATCTACCACGTCTGCTTCACCATCCACATACTTTTCCACTTCTCTGCTGGTGAGTGCTCTGTTGTAATTTTCAAAATATTTTTTAAAATAAGAACTGCGTAGTCTACGCAATTCAATGTTGAGATACTCCAACACTGCTTCCAGTTCTTGCAATTGATTGAATCTGTGTTCCACAATGCCAGGCATTTCGGCTGCTTGTTTTTCCACATTGCCTCTGATTTTGATTTCCAGTTTGGCTTCTTGCAATTGATTTTCGAAATACTCCAAAGCCTCAGGAATAGTGCTGATGTCTTTGGATATCTTTTGATACCATCCAGACATTAGTTGTCCTCGTCTTCTTCTATATCCAAGTAGTACATGATAGCTCTGTCCAAGTCTTGGTCATTGCCCATGGATTCTTTGAAAGTCTCATCATCCACGCCATAGTCGGCGCACATTTCCACATACTTTTCAGCCACAATATCAATTTGTTTCTTATCGATATATTCTTTGAAAAATTGCCAAGTTTCTATCAATTGACTGGCGTCTTGCATTATTTTTTCTCTTCTTTCACTGTTTCTGTTTCTGTTTCAGATTTAGGTTTGATCTTATGATATTCTTTCATAATTAAATCCAACTTTTCACCTGTCCAACCTTTTCTATACTCTAAATGTTCTGTACCTTTAAGGTCCACATATTTAAGTCGGTTACCAGATTGTGTAAGGATGCCTTCTTTTTCAAACAGTTCTACCAATCCACTGTAAGGATCCATGCCTGTTTCATAAGGTATTTTTACTTGTACAGTTTCAAAAGGTTTGGCAAATCTCGTTTTCATTATCTTACAAGCTGCTCTAATACCTTTAACATCTGTGGTTTTATTACCTTCTTCATCTTCTTTTAATTTTAATTTTTTCATTGCTACCACCACCGAACTGGCGTACACAAATCCTTGACCACCTGATATTTTATCATCTGGATCAAACATATCTTGTGAAGCATAAGTGTGATTGGTTGCTACCAATCCCACATTCCAACTGCCAAACATGTTCACACAATTACGCACCAATGCTGTGAGTGCTTTGGGTTTACGACCCATATCACCTTTCATGTCTCCTGCTTCAAATTGATTCACATCAGTGGGAGTTAATAACATACCCAAACTGTCTATGATGAATAATATTTTAGGAGCAGTTTCTTTGTTGTCTCCGTGTTCTGTTTTGTATTCTTTCATAAATGCTGATATGGTTTTAGCCACATCATCAATCATGCTGAGATTTAATTTTAATAATTTTTTCTCATCACAGTCCACACCCAATGCTTCCAACCAATTTTGGTCCAGTGCGTTCTCTGTGTCTATCAACACCACAAATATTCCTTGCTTTTGTGCGTGTCTCACCAAGTTGCCTGAAGCAATGTATGATTTGCCTGATCCTGATTCACCAGCAAACACTGTTACTTTACCCAGTGGAATTCCTTTTTCAAAATCGCCTGACATCAAATAGTTCAGTGCGTAATTTCCTGTAGAGATCCAATCTGTTGGATCATTAAATCCTAATCCTAAACCGTCAATGGATTTAGTTAATGTTTTTCTAAATTTCGATATGTCGAAAGCCTTAGTAGCCATAAATTTTTCCTTTTGTTAATTCGTAGTGGAGAATATTCAAACTCTCCACTACAATATATCACTCTTTATTGTTTTTGTCTAGACCTAATCATTGCCAAAATATCTTCAGCTCTGCTTTTGCTCTCTGTTTTTGGAGCAGTGACAGATTCTGTTTTAACTTCAACTTTTGCTGTTGCAGTTTCA